GTCGCCTTGCTGCTAAAAAAACGCCCACCTTTACTGCTATTACAGCTCTTACACATAGATTGCAAGTTATCAGGCGCCCACATATCCCCACCCTTAACTCTAGGTATGATGTGATCTACTGTGTGTGCTGGTCTATTGCAGATAGCGCATTGCCAGCCATCTCTGTCAAGTATGGTAATGCGTAGCTTCTTCCACTTTCCACTACCTATAGCACGCTCACTCATTAATGCCAGCCCTTACGCTTAAAGTGATCTAATGCATTACACATAGAGCCGTGACGTGCATAGTTATATTTGATACCCCAGTCTATCTGCTTAAACCCATCAACAGTAGCCAAGTACTTAGACCTACCTTGTGGTATGCCATAGTGTGAGCCATTACGTGCTTTAGGATTCCATTTACTCTCACGATGATATAACTCGTCTAAGCAATAGAACTCAGTAAATGAATGATTAAGCTGTATAAATGCATATTGCTTGTAATGTGTTGGTTTATTAACAGCAACGGAATTAGTCTTTACAAAGCAAAGATTAACTATGAATAGAGCGATCCCAACTAGCCAGCACCTTGCGAGCTTTCCCTGTCGGGCTCGCCTTGTGGCTTTGTGAGCCACTGCTTCACTAGAGCCTAGCATTCTATGTCAACCCTCTCTATGCGTAAATGATTAAATCGTCTCACTATATGAGATGTGAGATGTGTCACAGTACCTAAATAGACATCCAACCCTCGTACTCAGCATCTGGGTGTGCATCCAACCATTCTTGGCGCATTTTGTTTTGACGTGCCCAATCTTCAGGCGTTGCTTCAGGCATTCTTCCCCCAGCCACCACCCTTAAATATCAGCCCAGGTGCACTATAAATTCTTGACATTTGTAAATTACATTTAGGGCAGCTCATAGGCGTGCTGTCATCATCGTATGATCTATGCACTGATCCATAAGTGCCGCATTCATTACAGCTATATTCATAGGTTGGCATTACTTGGCTCCAATCAACTGACAAGTGTGGCAGACCACGGCTGCAAACTTCCAACTACCACACTTATCACACCTTGATATATCTGAATCTGGTATATGCAAAGCCTCGACTACGTTCTTAATTCCAACGCAGCCACAATCCATACATTGATAAGCCTTAAAGCCCTCTGGCGTATCTAATTGCTCAAGCCACAGAAATTCTGTGTTGCGTTGACAACCATTACATTTGAACTGTGGGTACATTGTGGTAATATCCTTATTGCCTACAGTGGCACTGAGTACAAACTAAGAAATTACCTGAATGTATTAGCCTGTCATCATTACAAGCTACGCATACCTCAGTTGATGGCATAAACTTTACCTGGTCGTTCTCTATGCGCTCCAGGTAAGGTCCACCTCGAAGTATCTCGATATAGCCCATTTATTCACCCCCATCCCAATACCACGATCCCGCAGCTGTAAGTTTGTGCCAGCGAGCATCACATTGTTGATCTTTAAATGCGCTGCATACATAACCATAATAAGGCTTACCAGTTTTGGCTGTGCCTTCTTTAAGTATCATCGCTCCGTGTTTGCATTCTTGTTGTTTAGGTGGCAGCGGTATAGCTTCTACTGCATCACCAACTGACCAGACTGTTGGCTCTTTCTTATCTTCTGCAAAAGACTGGCGTAGTACATCTTCAACAGCTCTGGCTCTACTGCCTGCTGGTGAATATGTTGCAACCTTTGTCATTTCTTCTCGACTAGCCCGCTTACCCTTAGCTGCATAACCTGCGTTTGCAAGCGCTCTGCCGATCGCTGAAGTCTCAGCATTCTCCAATGCAGAAGTTGAATTGACACCCCGATCACTAACCACTTCACTAGCAAGGCCAGTCGCATACGGCTGGGCATCTGCCTCTGTTTTGTATAGTTGTGCGCTGACAATAAATCTGGCAGCTGAGGCTTCTTCCAACTTTGTTGTAATTCTTCCATCTGGATAATCCTTCCACCATTTGTCCAGTCGGCTCTCGACTGTTTCATAATCTTGTAAGTTAAATGCCATTAGTCATCCCCCCAGGTAAAATTGACGTCGGCTTCTGCTTCAAGGACTGTCTGGTATATCGAAATGTAAGCAAGTGCATCGATGACCGAGTCGCTGTGATTTGGAGACTCAGTAAGCCGAGAAACCTTGACGAGCGCCATACATAATGCGACTTGACTAGGCGTAATTGGATGGTCGAGATATGCCGACCAGAGGTCACTGATCCTTTTGTGGTTTGTGTAAGGGTGACCATAGACCGCTCCCCTTGTATGCACCATATCGACAACATCAGCTAGTAGCTTCTCAGTTTTTGTCATAGTCAAATACCTCATCGGTTTTAACCTTGTTTTGGATCATACGTCGGTGCATATCCCAGCCATCTTTACGGCCACGCCAGTAGTGCGTTTGCTTCATATCATCAATACGCATTAGCACCAGCCAATACGCCATACTTAAACCTATAAATAAATAAACTGCGATTTCCATAGTCATTTGTAGCCCAATCTATGCGCACATACTTTGTGGCATAGGCATAGTGTTGCACCTGTGGGTGACTTTGTGGATGATTTAGGGCGTTTTTTGTATAACGATTAGATAACGTTAATATCGTCGAAGTCATCGATATGGTCATCGATAGTGCGTTCGACGTACTCTGTGTTAAGCCCCATAGTGTCTGCCTAAAGCTGTAAATGAGCCATCCTTATTTACTGGCACCAGGGTCGGTGTCAGGGTCTTACCGCTGGCTTCTAGTATAGCAAATCCCATCTGCCAATTTGCGCTTCCATAGCGGATATAAGCGGCTTTTTTGCGATCCATAAGGTTACCTACCTCCACGCCATATAAAGCCCTGTAATGGCCGTTTACGCCCTCTGAATAGGCACTGATGCCCAGTCTGTGGCTATGCCCAGCCAAAACTGACTTACCAAATTTTTTGGCCAAATTCAACGCAGTAATTCCAGCGTGTTGGCTCATATTGCCTTCATCTCCGTGGCAGAGCACCCAATTATCGTGGAACTCATAAGCGGTTTTGTGATAGGTCATACCCATCTCAGCAAACCCCATAAAAGCAGGGTATTGCAGCTCTGGTAGGTTGATTAATCCAGGTACTTTTAGGAGAGTATTGTATAAGCGGTCAGTATGATTACTGCGGATAATATGCATCTCTGGACTGTACTCACCGAGATCCCAAAGTATCTGCTTACATAGCTCACGATCAGAGTGTAAGTCCTCTGAATAAGCCAGAGGTGTGCCTTCGCTCCACTTGCTAATCGACTGAAAATCAATCTCATCCCCGACCACCAATACAGAATCAAATTTCTCTCGCCTCGCTAACTTAATAACATTCTTAACAGCTGCCTCGTGATGATAGGGCACCTGCAAGTCTGAGATGACCAAATATCTTACAGTCTGTCGCTTAATCTTCATCCTCTTCGAAATCATCAAGTGGGTTTTTAATAGGATCTTTGGTATCTACGATCCAGTCTGGATAACTTGACCTATCCATCGCAAAGGCTAAAGCTGTGCCTTCATCCATTCCAGACTTACGGCACGCCATATAAACCTCATTAGCTGCTATTGCCCAGAAATCCAGTTTAGTAAGTACAGGCTCTTTAGTAGTCCTGCGTTTACGTACTGGCTTTTTCTTTGGTTTGCGTTTAGTAGCCATAATTAAATTATGACTTACTGATTAAAATAAAGAGATCATCGACACGCTGCTCTAGCCTCGAACTTCTTTGGTCAATTCGATCAACGGCATCTTTGATACTGCTACCAGAATTCGGGCGCAATTCGTTTAACCAGCCTTTAACTAGAAAACGTAATCCTATTAGTCCGCCTGATAGCACGGCGATAACGCCAGCGCCAAAGCCAGCCCATTCGGTAGGACTCATTTTTCATTAGCACCGATGCCATAGGCAATATCGGATTTATCTAAAGCCCTAGCTGCTGGCCCTGCGAGTGCTGCAATTACTACAGACAGCGCTGGGTCTAAACCTAATTCATTACTTGCTAAGAATGTTAAGAATGATACCAATACGCCACGTGCGTATGACTTTAGTATTGCTTTCTGTTTTTTGCTTATCTTCATATCTTGCCTCCTAGTAATGGGATGTCAAATGGTTTTCCATCGAGATCGCCTAGCTTTGTAAAACTACAGTGCAAATGTTTGGTGTGCGGATTTATGCCGTTGTATTTACGCCATTTCCAATTTAATATCTTCGAGCATATTCTCCCATTGTGGATGACGTAAGATATGCGTTTATCGGTTTTACCAGCGATTCTGATTTGGTCAGCCAGATAAGCGCTGATCCCTTCGGGTGAACCCAAGCGAGAATCAATATCAATCGCTCTGACCCATCCATTGGCGTCTGGATTATGATCCGATTTTCTGGCGGAGTGACGGCTATCGCCCACCCACCCATCACTGGCAGTACGCCTATCTGGAAACCACGTATCAACTTGATCCCTTAACTGCACACCAGCTGCACATAGTTTAGGCTTCAATCCAGTTTCCTGCCTGCTCATCCCAATAAAAACCCATACCTTCTGGCCTAGATATTGGTGGTTGCCAATCAAAGTTTTCGTCTAGTGACCAAGATGGATAAGGTTGTGGTGCAATAAATACATCTGCCACTGGATCATACGTATAACCAATGCCAGCATATTGTTTACGTATATTGCCGTTGTATGAAGTGCGTTTACAAACTTTACCTTTAAAATTACTATACCAAGTTTCTGGTGCTAAGCCTTCAATTAATTCATTTTCATCAATACCGACAATAACTTGCGTTACAACATTATTTTCTATAAATGCGTAATGTGCCATTATGCCCAACTCACATTCCCAGTGCCAGCAGTTATTGTTGTGACTTTATAAAGTCCATCTGTTGCTGTTGATCCTGTTAAACCACCACCGATAGTAATAGTGCCAGCAGATGTTAAATATCTAAGAATTACAATTCCTGATCCTCCTGCGCCTCCAGCAGCTGCGCCAGCATAACCACCACCACCACCGCCACCGCCAGTATTAACTGTGCCAGCTTCTCCAGCTCTGTTTCCTTCAAATCCGCCGCCGCCACCGCCACCTTCTCCACCAGCTTTGCGTGCATCACCTGCATTTGCTGCACCACCGCCACCGCCAGCATAAGTAACTGATGATCCTGTTATTGATGTGGCTCTACCATCTCCGCCAAAACCACCACCATCTGTATTGCCAACTTCAGATGCACCGCCACCGCCACCGCCAGGATATTGACCAGATGCAGTACCGCTACCGCCAGCAAATCCTTGTCCAGATGGAGATGCAGCACCACCAGCGCCAGTTCCAGGTGCAAATGTAGCACCGCCGCCGCCACCAGATCCACCAGATCCACCAGCACTTGTACTATTTGATCCGTTGCCACCGCCAGTGCTTGTAATTGTTGAAAATATTGAGCTTCCCCCATTACTACTTGCTGCTCCGCCAGCGCCTATCTCAACAGTGTAATTTGTAGATAAAGTTAAACTAATTGGATTTTCTAAAGAACCACTACCGCCTGTGCCTGTAACTGTGCAACGCATTCCGCCTGCACCACCACCGCCGCCATTTGCAGCGTCAAATAAACCAGGAGCACCACCACCGCCGCCAGCAACAACTAAAAAGTCAATTACTGGTGCTGGTGTGGGGATACCAATTTGAGAAGCTATTAAATTTAACATTTATGCAATAGCTCCGACAACATACCAAGCATTAGCAGCTGTTTTAATACAGGCTGCTGATTTATATTGTGCAAGAGTTGGAGCTGCGGCAGTGCTACCAGCACTTAGTACTGTGGTGGTACCAGATGTTACTGCGCTAATTGTGCAAGTACCCACGCCTATATTTAATACTGTAATTACTGTGCCTACTGCAAAATTATATGTAGCATCGGTTGGTAATTTAAATGCAATAGCGGTGGCTTTGTTCATTGGGATAAGTTGTTGGTACTCATCACCACTTGCAGCTGTGTAATCTGCTGTTTTAGCAGTTTGTACTGTGAATGCTGGTAATCCATTCCACATTGTGCTGGTGACTACGTCACCTGTTGCGCCTGGCCAGGTTGGCATAATTTCTCCTTAGTAAGATAAGACGTTCTGATCTAAGACCCCGTAATCTACGTTGCCTATTATAAACCCATCTATGACAGGTTCTAGCGTTGTAAACACCACCCTAAAGCTATTAGGTGTAATGATGTTTTGAACGCCAAAGATTTGCAGTGTTTTCTGTAGTTTTGAGCCCCCAGGCTGGGTGGTAATAACTGTTATCGGATCAAAGAAATCTAGGTTAAGGGCTGCCACTATGCCTGTATCGTAATTAGGGGTGTATAGGTCTAACTCGATGGCATCGCATCGGATGGTGGTCTCAGCACGGCTAGCCACATAAGCCCTGGCATAATCTAAGGCCACAGCATCTGTCTGCATTAGTAAATCCTGGGCGTTATAGGAGTGAATAAAATACTTGTCTATGCTTGCCTGGTTGCTTGCTGACTGCACAGTGCCACCCGCCCTACTAATCTGGGCTGAGTTGAATATAAGGGTGTCATCTAACTTCCAGGCTGCGTTGGCATAGATAATACCTGTGCCATCATCTGCAAAGACTGTCGGTGTGCCACCTATGCTAGTTGTGGCTGTTAGTCGATCTTTAAATATAAATGATCCATCAAAACCAACATAAATGGCGCCATACTCTGACTGGGCAACAGTCTGCATCGCTCCTAGAGCTGTGCGTGCTGTGCCTGGGTCTGCTTGTAATGTAGTTTGTCCTGCATCTATCTGGCGCATTGTTGCTGGCCAGTCGATTTGATCTAATATCTCATTAATACGTGTGCCTGATAAATCACCAGCAGTAGCACCTGTGACTGTAGATATCTGAGCATTGTAAGCCAGCCGCATAGCATCTACAGCTTGTATTGTTGTGTAAGCAACCTCTGTGGCATCTTTAGGTTGAGTGTTAACGTAGCTTGTAATAAAGCCTGAGAATAGAGGATAGGTAACATTATTATAGGTAGCAGATATGCTGACCTTTTTCATAGGTGTTAATAAGCCATAATAAGGGCCAGTCGGGTTAGTAGGGTTAAAGTCGCCATTTTGATCTACTATGCGTAATGTTAATTGACCTGTCTGGAATTGATCGAATAAAGCATTACGGCCTACAGCTGTTTGAATAAAGTTAATACGATCTGACACGTCAACAATAACTGCTACTGCATCTGCCAATACGTTTGTGCCTAATACGCCAATATCTAACTGCATAGCCTGAGCAGTTGCTGGCCCAGTGGAGAAATTTATTGTGGCGTTTATTACTGGTACTGTCATGCGAAAGCAATCGATCCAGCAGGTATCAATGCTCCATTACCTAGTTTAGTAATGTTACCTAAAGCATCTTGGATATAACGTTCTAAGTCTTGGTTACTGCTTAATACTGCGCCTGTATTAACTGTTACCTGTGGTACTGCTGTAGGTGCTGCTGCTGCGGCAGCTGTAGTCGCACTAGATGGTAATTGCCCTGGTACTGCGTATCGGCCTGTGCCTGCTAAGAATGCATCCGCCTCAGCTTGTAATCTTGAAGACATACCAGCCAAAGCTCTTGCGCCAGCAACATCATTGCCCATAGCAAGTGATTGCTCGTATAAATTTTTAAAGATTTGATCGTACTTGCTAGGCAAAGTATTGAGGGCATTAGCCGCATTGTTAGCGCTATCAGCCAATAGATCGGCAGCTGATTTGGCGTTTAATTCTGCATTGTATTTCTTAGCCAAAGCCTCGTTATTATCTAGGATGGCTAACTTGGATTGAATGCGTAGTTTTGTCTCAGCATCTGTGGCTTCGCCTAACGCCTTCATTAAACCTATGCGTTCAACATCAAATTTTTCTGATAGTTTGTCTACCTCGGTTTGCTTCTTATTCTTTGCATCTAATAAGGCTAATTCTCTTTTTTTCTGCTCTGCCAATTTATTTTCTAGACGTAGTTGTTGGCCAAAAATACGAGCCGATGCACGGCCTTGTTTGTTGTCTGGTGCGGTCTTAGCCCTTTGTGCTGCGGTTATTTCAGCAAATCCAGTGAGATATGCACCTAATACTGGTATATTTTTTACATCAAATAAAACGCCACCAACTTTTGTATCGCCTAATTTATTTAATTCTTTAACTAAATATGCAACACCTACTACGCTATCTGCTACGCTGGTAGCAAAATCATCCATCAAATCTGTTGCATTACTAATGCTTTTATCTTTACTTAGTAATGACAATGCATCTAATAAACCTTTACCAATAGTTTCTTTAGCTTCTTCAGCCGCAACCGTGAGTTGACCCATCTTGCCTGCATAAGTATCTAATCTGCCTGCTGCTTGGCCTGCAAACTTCTTATTAAGTTCGGCCATAATCTTTTCCATATTGCCAGTCTTTAGTGTGGCCTTGCTTATGCCTGCACCTAACCTGCTAAGGCCTGTGGTGTTACCGCTAAAGCCACGTGTTAAGGCTGCGCTAACCTCAGTAAGAGATTTGCCTGTTGCTGCGCTTATATTTAATGCTGTCTGTAAAGCATCCTGGCTCTTAGTAATAGACCCTGTAGCTGTTAATAATTGCTGAAATGCTGGCCTAAGTTGGTCATCTAATACTCCATATAATGACTGTAAATTAGAAATATAATTCTCTACACCAGGTGCGCTGAATGCAAACCCTGTATTTCTAAGTTGTAATTCTAAAGACCTAGCAGCCTTCTCATCGGCCATAAATGCGTTGACAGCGTTTTTACTAAACTGTAATAACTTACGTGCTGCAAAAACACTAGCAAAAGTTTTGCCTAGTTTATTAACTGTTTGTTCAAAAGCAGTTAACTCTTTCTTGCCCTTTTTTAATCCTTTGTTATCAAAGGTGCTGACTGCGCTGACAATTAAATTAGCCATTATGCTGCCTTACGTAGTTGTGTTTTTTTATTAAAATCTGTTGCAACTGTATTGATGGCAGATACTACGGCAGGGATAACTTTGTTAGATTTCTCAAACCACGCTCTATAGATTAGTCGGCCTTTTTGTTTACCCTCGCCTTTCATTTGGCTAATTGATTCGGCAGATTCTATAAACTGTATACCAGCATTAGGATTAAGGCTTTCCGAATTAATTGCGCCTCTGCGGTTTTTACGACCAGCGGTTTCAAAGATTGCGCCAGGCGCAGATATATTGGCTACATAAAATGCAGCAGCAAAGCCACTGCGATTACGTCTATTTGTTCCAGCGTTGTATTTAATTAAAGATCGTGCTAAAGAATAATCGTATGCTGGAAATGCTCTGAATTTAATTGTTTCGGCTGAAGCAGTGCGCTTACCCCAGCCACTCAATACTTCATCTTGGCGTGGCAAATAGCCACGTGCAGTATCTCGGACAATAAGCATCGCTGTTTTTATGTCTTTAGCCATCTGCTTATTAAGCTCTGGCTCTACTTCTCTCATAGCCTTCTGGAGTTGTTTAACGCCGTTTACTACGACTGGCATTTCGAATCTCCTTAGCTCTATCGGTTAGCACCTGTATAATTGCGGTATACATTTCGCTATCCATATCAATAAACTCTCTAGGCGGTATCCCAGTCTCTACGCTCAGTTGTGCGATGCTGTAAAGGATCGAATCCCGCTGGATTATTTTTTTTCGTCGTCTAGTACCTCGACAGTTTCTAGGCTGTCAATAAACTCAATTCCCCACAAAGGTATCTGAGCACCAGCCCTGCGTAA